GTACGGTGAAGACCACTACATTGACGATTGTGTATGTGATAACGGTCTCCCGAATGTCGTAGACGCTAGATTGGTAGAAATCCTTGTGAGGGATAAGGTAAACAGTTGCCGCTTTGAATCTAACTCTGCCGGACGTAGAATTGCCGAGAAGGTACAGGAGGAAGTGAAAAAGCGAGGTGGTATTACTCACATTACTACCAAGTACACTACTACCAACAAAGAGACGAAAATTATCGTACAATCAGCGTGGGTGAAGGAACATTGTTTATTCCTCGATGAATCTCTCTACACTCGAAAGAGTGATTATGGAAAAATGATGGATATGCTCTGCTCTTATACCATGGCTGGTAAAAACAAGCACGATGATGTTCCCGATGGTATGGCTCAGTATTCTGAATATGCTCAGAGCTTAACAGGAAATCGAGTTGAGGTCTTCAAGCGTCCTTGGTAATGGAAATAGGATTGCTCTAACACACTTTTTTGAATAAAATACAATATATTGTGTGTTATACCGTTGACTTCTACAAGATATAGTGCTATAATCTATAATGTAAAATAAGAATTGTGTGTATGGGTGCATGATTGCACGAGGTTTTAGTCCTCGAACAGTCATGCACCCATTTTATTTTGTCAGAAAGGAGGGGCAATCGTGGCACATGAGATTGACACAAGCAAAGTCTTGAGCGAGACAAGGCTAATGAGTGGTAGACGCATTATTAAGACCAGCGTTCGTGAAATCACCGATGATAACGTGGTTGAGGTTTTGCAGAAAGCTATGTCCACTCACGAACTCAATCGTAGTGAGATTGATTACCTGTGGAAGTATTACAAGGGTGAACAGCCTATCAGACACAGAACTAAAGATGTACGCCCCGAGATTTGCAATAAGATTGTCGAAAACAGAGCGAACGAGATTGTCTCCTTCAAAGTTGGCTATCTCTGCGGTGAACCTATCCAGTATGTAAGCCGCAACGGTGGCGAAGAAGTGGTTGCTGAAATTACTAAACTCAATGAGTTTATGTTTGCCGAGGACAAAGCGGCACAAGACCAAGAGCTTGTAGAGTGGCAAATGATTTGCGGTACTGCTTTCAGACTGGTTCTTCCCGATGAACCGGGTGATGAAGACGAAGCTCCGTTTGAGATACATACTCTCGACCCGAGAGATTGCTTCGTTGTTTATTCAAACGAAATCGGTAACAAGCCTGTAATGGCAGTTAAATACAGCAAGGACGATAACGAAATCACTCGTTATTCCATTTATACAGAAAATCGTTATTACCTCATTGAAGAAGGTTTACTCAAAGAATCTACCCCTCATGCTCTCGACATGATTCCGATTTTTGAGTACCCGGCTAACAATGCGAGACTTGGTGCATTTGAGATTGTCCTTCCTCTGTTGGACGCAATCAATAATGTGGAAAGTAACCGTTTGGACGGTATGGAGCAGTTGGTACAGGCTTTTATCAAGTTTATTAACTGTGACATTACCAAAGAGGAATACGAGGAGTTCTTACAGCTCGGAGCTATCAAGGTGAAATCAGTTGACGGTCAAGCCGCCGATGTTGGTGTAGTCACCACAGAGCTGAATCAGTCACAGTCACAGACGCTCAAGGACGATTACTACGGTGCTGTCCTCACGATTTGCGGTATGCCTAACCGTAACGGTGGTTCTTCTACCAGCGATACCGGGTCGGCTGTATTGCTCCGTGATGGCTGGTCAGACGCAGAAGCCCGAGCCAAGGACAGTGAGAATGTTTTTAAGCGTTCTGAAAAGAAAATGCTCAAGCTGGTGCTTCGTATCTGCCGAGACCTCGGCGATGTAAACCTCAAATTGAGGGATATTGATATGAAGTTCACTCGTAGAAATTACGAAGCGATTCAGAGTAAATCACAGGTGCTTATCTCTATGTTACAGCAACCTAAGATTCACCCACAGCTCGCATTTCAGCACAGTGGTATGTTCTCCGATTCCGAGAGTGCGTACACCATGAGTATGAAATATTACGAGGAGCAACAGGCGAAAGCCGAAGCTCTCGCAAAGAAGACACAAACGCCGGACAATCCGAAGGAAGACCCAGCGAATGATGATGTTTAAGCGGTAACGCTTGGATATAGGTCAGAGAAGACCTAAAAACGCAGACAGTCAGAGAAGACTTAAATCGCAGACACATTCACAGAAGAATTAAAAAGACAAGGAGGACTTTTGTATGGCAAAGGTTGATTTAACCAAAATCGAGGGTTACGAGAATATGACCCCGGAACAGAAAATCGCCGCTTTGGAGGGGTACGAACATGAAGACCCGGATTACAGCGGTTATGTGAAGAAGGACGTATTCGACAGAACAGCTTCGGAGCTGGCTGGTGTTAAGAAACAGCTCAAGGACAAAATGACGGACGATGAAGCCGCAAAGCAGAAAGAACAGGAAGAACGTGAGGAGTTGCAGAAGAATTATGAAGCTCTACTCCGTAAAAGCACTGTTGCAGAGCATAAGGCAGAATTGCTCGGCATGGGTTATGACGAGAAGCTGGCACAGGAAACAGCCGAAGCTATGGCTGACGGTGATACTGCAAAGGTTTTTGCAAATCAGAAGAAGCACCTCGAAGCAGTTGAAAAGAAGGTTCGTGCAGAAGCTCTTAAAGATACGCCAAAACCGACAGGCGATGGAGATTCCAAGACAATGACGCTTGAGAAGCTCCGCAAAATGACACCACAGGAAAGATACAATTTCTCGGTGTCCAATCCCGAAGAATACAAAGAATTATATGGAGGTAAAGAATAATGGCTCATAAGATTTATGACAATTTCTATCTCTCTAATGAGATTGAAGACCAGTTCAATTCCCATTTGGACTTACAGCAGTTCTGTACTGTTGATAATTCCCTCGTGGGTACTGCTGGTATGAAGCGTAAAATCAACGTCTATACAGCTACCGATGGTACTGAAAAGCTCGGTATGGGCGAAGGTAATAGCAAGGCTATCGAAGTTTCTTACACTGATAAGGAATACGAAATCTTGCTCGCACAGAACCACTTCACTTACTACGATGAACAGGAAATGACTGACCCTATGCTCGTTCCTGTTGGTCTCCGTCACATGGGTACTGATATGTTCAATACCGTGAACGCAGATATTTTCGCAGAGTTTAACAAGGCTACTCTCACTGTCAATGTTGACGCACTCAATTTCGGTGCTTTCGCTGACGCTGTGGCTAAGTTGAATCTTGAGAAAATCGAGGGTGTAAGCATTTTTGCTTTCGTATGTGCTGACGATATGGCGGCTATCCGTAAGAACCTCGGTGAAGACCTCAAGTATGTTGAGAGCTTCGCTCGTGCTGGTTACGTTGGTACTGTTGCTGGTGTAAACATCTACACCAAGAAGGACGCTGTTGCTGGTACTGTAATCGTTGCAACTCGTGAAGCTGTAACTATCTTCAACAAGAAGGGTACAGAGGTTGAGACTGAACGTGACGCAGACCACAGAAAGAATGATATTTACTCTCGTAAGTATTATCTTGCGGCTCTCACTGACGCTACTAAGGCAGTCAAGATTGTCGTTACAGAAGCACCATAATAAATAACAGGAGGACAACGCTATGTATGAAGTAGTTAGAAGATTCCGTGATACCAAGAATAACGACCATGTTTACGAGGTAGGTGATACCTACCCTGTATCCGGGTACAAACCTAACAAGGGTCGTATTGATGAATTGGTAAAAGGAACTAACAAGTATGGGAAGGTCTACTTGAAGGAAATCAAGGAAGACAACCCTTCCGGGGAAGGTACTAATCCCGATGGTGACAACCCTTCCGGGGAAGGTACTAATCCCGAGGAGTAAGTAAAGGAGGTGGACAACATGAATGAAAATGAAAAGTTGATTGCTCTCCGAGCTATGGTCGGCGGCACTGATACTGACGAGGTGCTGTCCACCTATCTTAAACTTGCTGGTCGAAAGATTATCGCAAGAGCTTTTCCGTATGATTCATCGGTAACGGAAGTTCCAGCACGGTATGACGCTCTCCAATGTGAGATTGCGGCATATATGCTGAATAAGCGTGGTGCAGAGGGACAGACCTCACATTCAGAGAATGGTATCTCTCGCTCCTATGAGAACGCCGATATTCCGGCTTCCATGCTCAAAGTAGTTACTCCTCATGTGGGGGTAATCAAATGAGGTGCATGAGCAGAAACAAGGTACGCTTCCACTACGCTCCGTATGAGGGCAAAGAGCCTATCACCGATGAATACGGAAATGTTACAGGGGAGTACGATGTTAAACACGGAAATCCGAAGGAGCATTTCGCCAATATCTCTGCCGCAAAGGGTGAAACCACTACTCGGCAGTTTGGTGAAAATGAATCCTACGACAAGGTAATTGTCATGGATAATGACGCTCCGGCTATTGACGAATACTCAATACTTTGGGTCGATACCGTTCCACAGCTTGAAGCTGACGGTAGCTTGAGTAAGGACGAAAACGGTAAGGTGCTTACACCTCACGATTACGTTGTGAAAAAGATTGCTCGTAGTATGAACAGTGTGTCGATTGCGATAAGCAAGGTGAACGTCAGTGGCTAAGAGAATTATATCTTTCGGATTATCGAGCAGTGACATTGATAGAGCTATTAAGGAGCTGGCAGATTACAAACAAGACATTCTGAAAAAGACAGACCTCCTCCGAGAAAAGGTCGCACAGCGGCTCGCTGATGAAGCCGAAAAAGGCTTCAACGGTGCAGTATTGGACGATTTAATCAAAGGAGGAACGAAGTTCGCACAAGTCGATGTGTCGGTTGATAACCGTGGCTCGGTTACAGTCGTTGTGGCGAACGGTGAAGACGCTGTGTGGATTGAGTTTGGTGCTGGTGTGTACCATAATGGCTCGCCCGGCAGTTCCCCTCACCCGAGTGGTGCGGAGCTGGGCTTTGTAATCGGTGGATTTGGTAAAGGCAACGGTAAAAAAGAGACTTGGGGTTATTACGAGGAG